AAATATTTAGATTTGAGTCTAACTCTTAGAAAAATTTTGCTTGCTTTTGATATTTTTCTATGTTAAAATAATTTTTGTGATGCCGAAGTGGTGGAATTGGCAGACGCGATGGATTCAAAATCCGTTGTCCTTACGGACGTGTGGGTTCGAGTCCCACCTTCGGCACCATTGATATATCAACTATCATGACCGTTCTTAATAGGAGCGGTCATTTTTATTTTTTATAAAATTGTTCCCGAATTGTTCCATTCCATATTTTTACATAAAAAAAGACCCCTAAGGCTTTCGCCCTAGAGGTTAATAATTAAAATATAATCCAATGTAATATGGTTGTATTTACAGTTGCAAAAACAATCCCGGCAACTGCAGCACCTATCAAAGAATTTTCATAAGGTGCAAACGGATTAAATGGTGCTTGATGATCTCCACTCAATAACCATTTATAAACCGAATAACTTTGCAGGCCAGAAATAATAATCGAAATTATGATAATTAGTAAAACTTTTAGAATGGCCACAATGACCTCCTTTAAATTAAAAGAAACATGATCCAATACAATAATGAACCATATACAGCGAGCAATATTATAAAAATAATCACAACAACTATCCAGGCGACAATTGCTTCACCAATACTACCGGTTCCACAACTTGAACTTTTGTCAATTTTATTCATTTTTCTAGTTAAAATAAAATATGAAGTTCCCACACTGAAAATTAAATCTAAAATAATTAATAATAAAAACATAAGGTATCGCATATTTACCTCCGCTACAAAAAGTTATCTATTTAAATTCCAAATTCAAGTTGAACAATAAATAAACTCTCTTCTGGATTTTTTAAATTATAACCGACTCCGGTTGATACAGATATATTACTTCTTCCCAAATGTTCATCAATAGTCTCGTTTAAGCTGTCAATATAATCGTGTAATCTTTCATTAGATTTTAAAGTTTTTTTAAGATCTTCTTCAGAGTTTAAATATAATTGTCTATATTCTTTTTTATCTTCTCGTTCTTTTTCATATAATCTTTTAAATTTTTCTTTTTCTGATTTTTCTTCAGTATATAACTTATCAGCTTTATCAAGTTGATTTTCCGACTCTTCCCACATTTCTTTGTAATCTGAAGCGATTTTGATTAATTCCTGGTTGCGCTCTAAAAGCTCTTGATAAGTTGGACCAGATTGATCTTGAGCATTAATTTGTCCAGGAAAACATAATAAAATTAAGGCTATTACAACAATTAATATTTTTTTAATTTTAATCATCCCCTTTTAACTCTTTTAATCGGGCATTTAATTTTTCGCCTTTCGCTTTTCTTTCCGCTTGATCTTTTCTAATTTGCTGCATTTCTTTTTCTCTGTTTTCGCTTTGCTTTTCTAATTCCTCAGCTCTTTCAACTCTTTCATGATCATCATGCTGCAGCTGCTCATCTTTAGACTGACGATCATTAATATTATTTTTTGCTTCTTCAGTGATTTCTTTTTCCTGATCAGCTTTTTTCTTAATCTCTTCTGATTTTTTCTTGAGAGCTTTATTGCCACTAAAACCAATAATTCCTAAGACGGCTGCAAAACCTGCAGCAATTTCTTTACCAACAAAAAACAGCAGCAATAGAGCTATAATTACAGCAATAACAATCAGTATAATCTTATGCTTAGTTTTTAGCATTTTAACCAACCTTCCTCCCTATAAAAACTTTGATAAAAGCTTTTATAGTATCGCGGCCGCCAGTAAGAACAACACCAAAACCTAACAACCACTTAATTATTGGCCCCTCTAAATCCTGCCTGATGTAACCGGCTAAAGCCATGCCCACACAAACAGTGGCTATCAAGTAAGTTGCTATGAATTCAGCCCAATCCGGAATATTATTTTCATTCTTATCAGCTTTTAAATTAACTTCATTTGCTTCTTCGCTCATATTATTTAACCTCTTTTCTCAACCGATCCATATTTATTTCAGGACATTTTTTCCACTTGTAGCCCTCAAATTCGCTGTGACCTTTGATGTTTTCGGTAGTTATTCCATAAGCATCCTGCAAAGTTTTCAGTAACTCAACAAGAGCCTGGTACTGTTTGTCTGTTGGATCATAGTCTCTAAAATCTCCTACTAGACAAACTCCTAAAGCTGATTGATTATGTTTTCCTACATGATAACTTTTTGTTTTGGCTGCATTGGTCTTATATACAGTTCCGTCAGTGTCAATCACATAGTGATAACCAATGCCTGGCCAATCTAAATTATTAACATGATACCTGGCAAAAGCACAAATATCTTCACCACCTGGTATGTTATCTGTAAGACTGTGATGTACTGCTATATAATATATAGCAGAAAGAGGTCTGATTGGATATCTCTTAGAATTATGAGTTGGTAACTTATCTCTAACATCTACAACTTTCATTGATTGATCTCCTCTCCAAATTTATTTTCTTTTGTTCTTAAAAGTTTCTCACGCATAAATTCAGGGATAGCAACACCGAGTTCATCACAATTCTCTAAAATAGAAATTGCTTCAGTTGCGCCGGCCCATAATAGAACAAAATCTCTCATACCTGACATCCCTATTTGAGTGATTAAATGCCCTAAAGAAATTACAATTGAATAAGTTGCTAATTTCCCCCAGCCCTTTCTTGACATCCAGCTTGATAATTGACCCCTCTTACTTGCTTTAGTAAGCCCAGTTATATAATCGGCTGCCAAAAGTATTAAAAAACCCTGCATTGCTGCATTTATATCACCAAATAACATTGTCAGTATCGTTCCCCCCGCTGCCAAAAAACCTTTGATAACTGTATGCTCAAAGAATTTGTTCCAGTAATAAATAACTTCGTCTAAAAACGGTCTCCACTTTGCATTCACGTGTTTTCACCTCAAACCAAGCCCCACTACAAGGCAAAAGTATTTGCTTTTCTGTATATTGCATCAACTTTTTAATTCTAGCTCCTCGTCTAAATCTAGTTGATCAAGTATTTCTTTGTCTAGTTTACCGATCGTTCTTCTCTTTAGATTATAACTGTTGCAATGCTTTAAAATCCCTTGATAACTTTGAACACTGGCATTTATATCATTAATATCAACCTCCCCTTCATAATAATTTCTCTGTAAATATTTCAATCTACTTTTCATTTTATTTTTAGTACTTTTCCTGAGTTTTCTGTAAGCAGGATAAGTAACATATCCACAAAAATCTATTCCTTCATTTATATTCCCCACAGTTGTTTTGTTGTTAAGTTCTAATTTTAAATAATCAGCAAGAAATATTTCTATTTCCTGCCTGATAGTATGTAATTCATTTTTGGATTTTCCTAAAATAATAAAATCATCCATATATCTAATATAATGTTTAGCCCTAAGTGTATGTTTTACAAATTTATCTAAAAAATCTAAATAAATATTAGCAAACATCTGACTGGCTAGATTGCCAATAGGTATTCCAATTCCTTTAATTTTGCCTTCTTCAAAATGGTGATCTCCCAGGTGAATGCCAAACTCACCATCATCGCTTTTAATTATTCTCCAGAGTAATCTTAGTGTATCTTTGCAATCTATCTTTCTTTTAATAAGTTCAAAAAGAACTCGATGATCTATTCTATAAAAGTATTTTGCTACATCAGCTTTCAGAAAATAAGTTTCGCCTGGTTGTCTGTCGAGCTTTCTCATCCAGTGTCTTAATTGATCTGCAGCATAATGAGTCCCTTTATTTTCTCTGCAAGCACAACTATGCTCATAAAATATATTGTCGAAAATAGGGAAAATCTGTCTATATATGGCCCATTGAACTACTCGGTCCCTAAAAGGTAAAGCCATAACCAGTCTTTGCTTTGGTTCGTAAACATAAAACTGATGATATTTGCCCTGTTCATAAGTTTTGTGTATCAATTCATTCTGCAGCTGGATAAGATTGCTTTCTAACTGCCTGGTAAACTTTAAAACTTCATTTTTAAATCTTTTTTTCTTTCTTGCTTCTATATAAGCTAAATATAAATTCTCAAAATCGTATATTTTTGGATATAAATTTCTAAATTTTTTTGGAATGTTATCACCACTTTCTCTGTATTCAGGTGAAAAGAAAAACCCGCTCTTATTTAGAGCAGGTTTTAAGGTGCCGGCCGTGACAACTTTCTATATTTCAATACTTGCTGCCTAACTGACAATTTAAATTTTTTCCTGGAGGGACAAATTTGTTTCTCAGGATGGAAGTAGGCCCCTTTATTTATGTTGCTGGCACTGGATAACAACCCAGTAGGTTGCTAACTTCTGGCCTAAAAATATAAATAGAGCGGAGCGGAAGCCAATGTTGTTGTTCGAGTTCGAACGCTCGTTGTTCAGGTTCAACTGAAAGACACCGGCTGTCGAGCCGTTGTTCCAGTTGCCACCACGGATCGGCAAACGCATCGGCCTACTACCGAAAATTTATAAAATTTTATTGTTTCTTTTCTATTGTTTTCATCCAGCCGCCGATCAACTTACCTACTTCATCAAGTTTTTCGGACCAGATGCCATACTTTTTAAAAGGAAGAAATTCTAAATCTTTGGCTAATCTTATATAAGTAGTTATCAATTCTAATTGAGTATCCATTTCTCTTAATGTAGTTTTTTTATAATATTTTTTATTAGTTATGATAATTAATTTTAAAAGCTTTATCATTGCCTCTTTTATCTCTGCAGCAAAAGTATGCTTTTCGCTGCGAGGAAATTGTTTTAATGCCTGGTAACCATACTGGATCATGTCATAAGTCTTTTGATATACTATTAGATTTTCCAAATTATCATCCTTCAAGTAATGTAGGGGAAGGCTATCGCCCACCCCTAACAGATTTTAGAGTTCAGATTTATAGAGAAACAAAAGCGGAGCGGAAGCCAACGTTGCCGTACGAGTTCGAACGGCCGTGGTACAGGTCCAACTGAAAGACACCGGCCGCCGAGCCGCTGCTCCAGCAGCCACCACGGATCGGCAAACGCTCACCGTAGTTTCTAACATAAATATAATCTCCGTTATATCCTGTGCCTTCCGGGAATACAGCCAAATATTTTAGTCTTTCAGGAACTGTAAAGCCAGTATCAGCGGTCATATTCTCAAAAATATGAGAGATATATTCGCTACTTGCTTCGTCCATTACATTGTCAATTACACTATCAAGCTGTAATGTAGTGCCGTCTACATCCATATAAGCTCCGAGATCTAACCAGCCTGTATTATCTCCAGCAGCATTACCAGTCTGAAAATCATTTTCATCATGAACCCAAATTTTACCGTCAACTAGCTTTAAGCCATCGACCCATTCATGAACATTTCCATTTAAATCAAATATGCCTGCTAGAGTTCCATCGTGAGACCATGAAGCAGGTCCAGATCCGGTTGCTACCCTATATGTTTTGTAAGGGTCTCCACCACCATAAGTTTCTACACCTTTTTCATGCGGAGCACTTATATCCTGACCATAGTCATTGTTACCTCTGGGCTCATAACCATTTTTCCTGCACCAGAGTGCAATAGCAGCCCATTCTGCATTGGTCATAAGATGCCAGCCAGTTCCCTTAGCAAATGATGCAGCTCTCGCTGTATCAAAATTAATTGATGTTGCTGGGTCCTGATTAGGGATTGAATAAGCCCGGCTGTTCTTGATAATATTTTGATATTTTGAAATGAAAATTTCATCCTTAACCACACCGTTAACAATGAAAGCTGGATGCGGTTCGTTTGGCCAGGTGTCTACAACATCATCTAAATTAAACTTAGGCAGCCTATACATAACAGAAGGATTTCCCTGATCATCATATAGAACTGTGTTTCTTCCTCCGGTTTGAGCTTCAACAGCTGCTCTGTAACTATCTTTTATACTAAATACAAAAGGTTCCATTAATTAATCACTTCCTCTTTTTGATTTTGTTTAAGAATATAATTAGGTAGAGCCCATAAATCGAGCACTACTTCGTCTACATTAAAAGGTTTTTTGACCTTTTCGTAAACTGTTTTTCCATCTTCGTCCACTTCTCCAGTGCCCTGCATTTCATATTCAGCTGCAGGAATAGTAATGTTTGCTACATACCATTTGTCGATACCTTCAACTAAATTACCTGTTTGATTTGTGCAAATATCAAAGGTTTTCTTTTCATCTGCTTGCATTATTTCTAAATCAAGACCTATACTTTTATCAAAAACACTTAAAACTAAAAAATTCCCATTTAGGGAATAGTCAGCTTTTTCTCCAGTATTCAATTCGTTAATTATCATCTATTGCTGCACCTCCTTATTTGACATCAAAGTTAATTAAAGTCCATTTGATAGTTGCTTCATCTTCACTACCAGTAAAACTAACCTTAAATCCGTTCGATGTCTTATCATAAACCTCTATATCACCAACAAAGCCAGGGTCACCAGATACAAGCTCAGTAACTACTTGATAATCAGGTGCATCATACTGCACAAAGCCGTCTAAAGCTACAGCTGTATAATTATCAGCAGTAACAGTCGCTTCGCCCTGCATTATTTTCTGCTTTTTAATTTTCTCAAATTCCTGGTTAAGCTTTTGAACAAATTGCAGAGTCTGAAAAAGAAGTATTCCGGATGGCCCTAAAGCTGTTTGAACACCGGATTCGATTCTATTCATAATTCTTTCATTTACTGGAGTTCCTTGTTGAACTACATTGCCTTGTTCATCTACAATGTGGTCTATCCATTCGAGTGGAGTATAATTATCCTCATATTGCATTTGTTTTTACACCTCCTGCATATCGTATTCGAAACCTATAAGTAATCCTTCGACATCAGTTTTAGTTTTATTTATGCTTTTTTCATCAAAAACATTTCCCTCGTCATCTATTAATTGATACCTACTCAATTCCCCAACACCTTGATCATCTTGTAAATACAAAAAAACCCTTATTTTTGTATTTTTTAGCTCTATTTTTCTGATATCAACATTTTTTGTTTGACCATCAACAGTGTAAGTTCCATGATCAAGAAACTTTTTGAATTCATTCTTTAATTTAGTCAAGCCATAATTGGTCATGCTGCCACCTCCCCACACTGAAATGTATTACAAAAAATAAATTCATTTTTTAAATAATAAGTTTTTTGTATAAAAGAGGTTTTAAAAAATTCTATTAAATTGTTATTTCCAAAAAAATAATCGGAAGTTAATTGGCTTGAAAAAAAATAATTTTGTTTTTCTATAAATGATTTAGAATAAATTTTACTGTATTTAGACATACTTTTAGAATATTTATTTTCAGAATCAGAAAACAAACCCCCAGAAAAAATTAGATTTTGTTTTTTTAAAAAAAACGAAGAAATTAAAATTTTATTTTTAGATCCAAAAAAAGAACATTCTGTATGCCACTGACCTACAAAACCTGTGCCTGTTTCTAAAGATAATGTGTATTTATTGTATTCATCTAAATAATCAACATATAAATTAAATAGATCACTATTTATTTTTCTTAGCCAAGATCTTTTATTTTTAACAGAATTAGATGCTTGCAATAATTTTCTGGCTTTAGCTGCATTTATATGATTTACTACTATCTTAAAAGTGTAAGGTTCTCCGTTGTACTCAAACCATTCTTTTACAAGCGCTTCCGAAAAAGCATCTGTTATAATTTGTTCTACTGCAAAAGGTGTTCCTTTTGTAAAATGATACAAATAAGCGTTTTTTGCAAGGTTGCGTTTTGATTTAATAGGAAGATCTTGTTCATAATAATCGGCGTGAGCTTCTAGCGCTAAATGATCAACTACTTGTTCTTGTGCGTTATCTATATCTACTATTGTTTTACAATTGCTTATAGAATTAATAATTTTTTGGTATTCTTTATCAATGCTTTCGCTCGCGGCTATAATGTCCGGATCTTTTCGTAAATTTGGAGGTAAAATATTTAATAATTTAACATTATTGATTTTATTCATATTCTAACCCTCCATAAATAACGTTTATTTGAGATTCTTTTGCTATTTCTATCTCATTAATTTTCTTAAATGTAGGTTTTTTTATTTCAACCCGTTTTGCTCCCGCTTTTTTTATTAAATAACTCAATTCAGAAGGGTTTATATCTCTTCCTATTTTAGTTTTTTGCCATATAATAAATTCTTCTACTGCTTTTTCAACTTCCTTTTTAATTGTTTCTGCAAATTTTTCATTTTCGTTTGAAATATAATATTTAAAGTCAATATTATATTCAACACTCTCAGGAACGTAAACATTTACTTTATCAGTTAGCGGCCTTCTTTTTTTGTCAGATACATAATCTTTTACCTCATTTAATAAGCTCTCATTTGGAATTTCCCCATTTTCTAGAATGAATCTAATATCAACAACCCCAGGGGCAGGAGTTACTACAGAAACATCTAAAATTTTGGAGCTATACTCTAATACAAAAAAATTATAAGCCAACTCCGGGCCAGCCGTCGAAAAAGATTCTGGTTTTAAATATATTTTCCTAGTTAAACTTTCATCAGATTCAACATCTTCTCCACCTTCTGAAACATCTATATTTTCTACTGATTTTACATATGGCAATGGATCTACTAAAATATTAATTTGTCCAGGTTGAAAATTATTCCCTATAAAACCAGCTTCGGTGCATTCTGCTATAATATTGTATTCTGTTTGTAATTCTGGTATTTCATCATATTCTAAAGTTTTAAAATAAACCTGATTTCCCGGAGTAAATCTAGTTCCTTTAGGTATTGATATAACTTTATTTTGAGGAGAAGAGAGGGTTAACTTCATTGTTGTTATAGATTTTTTACCTTTATCTCTTTTAACTCCAATTCTAGCTCCTAAATTTTCTAAATTATCACCTTTAGAATAATTTAATAGATTTTGTTTTGCTGAATCTTCTATCAGCATGTATGCGTGATATAATTTTAAGACCTGAGAATATATCCATATTCTTACAGGATCTCCATCAGCTAAATTTTTAATTTTCCCAGTTTTGTCAAAATAAGCTTGTTCATATTCTTCTATAGCTTCAGATAGCATAGTTTCTACATCTGTTTCAACAAAATTTATTTCTGGCAAGTGTTTCAGTTCTTCGATTTTAGCCACTTTCTAACACCACCTTAGGTATTAAAACTCCATTTTGATTTGGTTTTTCGAATAATACTTCTGTAACTTTTACTCTGGGCTCATATTTTTTTACCTGCTTAGCATATTCTGCAGTCAAAAGCCCTTTAGCCCGGGCCATCGGTTGGTCAAGAATAGACCAATCAATTCCGAACTCTCTATCAAAGGCAACAGTTCCTTTTGGAGTGGTAAGTATTGTTTTAACATTTCTAATTACTTCCTGATATTCTTCAAGATCGTCACTTAAATTCAGTTTTAATTTTGTTGTATCAATCATTTACATCACATCTCCGAAATATATTCTTCGAGAGAAATATCAATTTTTGCTGAAAATAATTCTCCACCATTAAAAACAGTATCCCAGGCTGTTCCTATATTAGTGCATACCCAAAGATCATCTCCTATAACTTTGCTACCAATCACAAGCGAGTATGCTTCACCTTGATTTACAATACTGGCCCATTTTTCTATCTCGTCCCGTGGTTTAACCCCGTGATTTCCATTTAAATGAATTGTAAATGAAACTGTTCCAAGATCGGGATTGTTAAATTCACTTCTAGGTTTCTGGCCAAGTATGTCATGTTTTTCATAATTTGCTGAAACATTGTAAGAAAATCCTTCAAAATTTAAAATTCGACTATCTGATGTTTCAAAGATAATCGGACCAAAATATCCAATCATATAATCACCTTATTCCTAATGAGTATGGTGGTTAGTGTTGCCTGCTGTATCAATAATAGATCCTCCTGAAGTTATATCTCCACCAGCTGAAATAGTACCGCTAACAGTTAAATTCTTATTAATAGTCAAGTTTTTAGTTATGGTTGTTTCTCCATCAAGAGTGATTTCAGGAGCTTTAAGAACAATAGAAGTTGCTCCATTAAGCACAATATTTTCTGCATCTATAGTTAGAGTTTTTGAATTCTTGTCATACTGGTAAAAAGCTTCATCATAAATGTTTTTATAATAGTACTGTGGGCCGGGTTGAACCGGCATGTTTTTATTACTATAGGGATGGCCCAGACAAAATCCTTTTGAAATTCCATTAGGTAAAAATACGCAAAGAACCTGGTCTCCTACATCTGGCATATTATATTCAAATGATAGATACGGTAAATAATCAGAGACTATGTCGTCTTTATCTGGAAAAGTCACTTTAACAGCTCCACGATCATAATCAACACTAGATACATTTCCAACCCTAATTATATTTTTTAGTATTTGAACTATTTTTTGCTTAACAAAACTCATTAATAACCCTCCAGAACTTTATGCATTTCTAAACCCATTTTGTAAGGCTTCACAGTATGAGTTATGCGATCTATATAATACTTTCCTGAATATTCACCAAAACCAGTTATATCAACAGTGCTGCCAGCAATTAAAAAAGTTCCTCCGCTTAATTTACCTTTCAGTATAATTTCGCTTTTATTTTTAGATCTTAAAGCTGCCTTTGCTTTAGTTTCAGCTTCAGATAAAGAAAATACTAAATCATTAACTTTTAATATTTTTTTCCCTTCTTCTCCAGGAATAGTGAATGTATATTTCTTTCTTTCTTCTGTTGTTGGATCAAAATAAGTTATTGTCACACCATCGTATCCACTATCAGTGAGATTGGGATCAAGGTCCCAATCTTCTAATTCTGATTCATCAATTGTGGTTGCTGTTGATTTTTCTTCATATTCTTTCTCGTTATATAAAACAATTTTTTCTTTATAAATTTTCATTACAACACCATATCTAGTGCAAAGATCATTCAAAAAAACTTTATCGCTAACTTCACTTTGCTCTACATATTCAATTTTTGGATTCAAAGAAGAGTCAAATACTAAATTTAAATTATTTTCAGCAGAAATTTTTTGAGCAATTTTTTCTAAAGTTGCTTTATTCCAAGTTCTGCTTTTTTCAGTAGTGGTAAAACTTGTATTATTAGGAAGTGCTGCAGCATTTAAACTTAATTCTATAGGTCTCCCTCTATAGCGAGGACGGTCAACTATAAACTGGCCACAATTAAATGTTCTGTTGTCTCCTTCCCCATTCCAATTTTCAACTTCAATTGCAGCTGTAATTACATCACCTTTTTTAGGGGCCCAGTCTGTGAGCCATTTTTTTGTAATGTCATGCACTTTAAGCTGTATAGTGTCTGATGATCCTGAAGCCACATCTGTAAAAGAAAAAGATTTGATTTCTTTTTCTAAATTCTTTGTTATATTTGTTCCTTCGTAATAAATAATAGGATTTGCTCTTCTAGTTTTCATTTATCAACCCCTCCAGGGAGGAGCTTGAATACCTGAGGAACTTTCCTTTTTTATTTCTGGTATTTCAAGCTCTATGCCGGCAGGGAATATAACATAATCTATATAATCATTATTCGCTTCCATTAATTCCTTAGTATATTTTTCTTTCCCTAATTTTCTTTTTGCTATTATGTCAAATGTATCTCCGGACTTTGTAGTATATGTCAACATAACCACCTCTTTTTTAACTAAAATCAGCTCTTGGATCACCTAAAAATTCATTTAATAATTCTTCGAAATCAGCTTTAGTTTCAATGATTCCTCTTTTCACATCTTCTTTATCTGCATTCCCTTCAATAGTTACATTAGGTGCAAAGGTGAGATTGATTTCTTTATTAACAACAGTGTTTTTAAGATTGTTAAGTATTTCTGTAGCTTTAGAAGGTGTTTCCTTTAGTTTTTGGATAAGAGTTTCTGTTTTTGTGGCAGTTGTGACTTGAGTTCCTTGGGGCATGTTTACCAGTTCTGGTCCTCTTTCTCCAACTACAGCCATACCTCCACCAAAATTATCAGTTCCTTTAGCTAACATTGGTATTTTAGGTATATCAAATCCAAAGTTTTTGCCCCCCATACCAGGAACCCATTTAGGAACTTCAACATTTATTTTATTTAACTGATCTAAAGCGGAATTAATTAAACCTAAAGAAGCGTTCATTGGCTGTTTTACAAGTTCACTCATAGTTGAGAAAGGAGCACTAATTGCCTGCACTGCTCCGGTCCAAGCTTTTTCCCAGTCTGCTGTAAATACTCCTTTAACAAAAGTTACTATCCCATTAAAGTAATTTTTAGCACCTGTTAATAAAGTGTCGATGTTTTGAAGAAATTGCTGTCCAAACTCAAATTGATTTAGGTAGTTTTTGACTTCTGTTAGTTTATTAGAAAATACATCTTTGAAATTAGTAAGATGTTCTTGTGCTTTACCAGCTATGTCAAAATTAAAGTTATTTACGAATTCATTGAAATTAGTTCTTGCAGCTGCCAATGAGCTTCTAGCTTTTTCTCCTATATCAAAACCTACCAGGTTATTAATTGCATCAAATCCAGTCTTAAAGATACCTAAAGTCATATCTAAAGGAGCTTTAATTAATGTTTTCTTAATATTAAATATGCCTGCAAAAGCGTTTTTTGCTCCAGTCCACGCTTTTTCCCAGTCAGCTGTAAATACTCCTTTAACAAATGTTACTATTCCATTAAAAGTTTGTATTGCAGAGTCTTTAACTGAGATTATTGTATCTATAAAAGCTCTTACTGCAGGTACATCTTTTATTAAATTATAAAAAGCTTGCAATTTAGGTAATATTTTATCCCAGTTTTTATAAAGCAAATATCCTGCTGTGGCCAGAGCTCCAATTGCAATTGCTATAACTGCAGCTGGATTGGCTGACATCGCAAGGTTAAGTGCTACCTGGGCTTTGCTTGCCGCTAAAGTAGAATATCGTGCCGCATTCATTGTAGCCTGAAAAGTACTATAGGCTTTAGAGATTGACTGGACAATCATTCCTGCTTTTTGAGCAGCAGTTAAAGCTATCTGAGTAGTTTTATAAGCTATCATTGCAGAAGTTATTCCAACTACTATCGGTTCAATTGCGGACCAATTATTTTTTATGAAATTATAAGTTTTAACAACTGGTTGCATTGCAGCTCTTGCTTGAGCTCCCATTTCTTTATAATTTTCAAGGATATATTCTAAACCTTGATTTATATATGGAAGCACTTTATTACCTAAATTGATTCTTAATATATTAATCAACTGTCCAAATCTTTCTCTTAGCGCTTTGGAAGTTTTAACTTTTTCTTTAAAAGCTTCATTACTTGCTCCAACAGCATTATACATAGCTTCTGTTTTCTTAGTGAAATTTTCTGATTGAGTTCCAGTTAATGCAATTACTGCATTTAATGCTTCAACTCTACCAAACATTTTTCCTAATTCTTCAGTTGATCCTCCGGTAACTTTTTTTAGTAAATCAAGAGTTCCTTGAAAACCTTTTGCTTTTACCATAGCTGCACCAGACTCATAACCTAATCCGTTTATAACTTCTTTCATTCTAGAAGTTGGTTTAGTAAGTGCAGAAAACACCCCTCTTAACTGTGTGCTTACTTTTGCTGTATCACCAGTAACACCAGTCAGAGTGGCCATAGCCCCGAAAACAGATTCCATCTCCGCTCCCATTGAACCCGCAAGTGGTACAACATCACCCATGTTTTGAGCAAGTTCTGGGAAAGTTGTTTGTCCTAATTTAACTGTTTGAAAACCTAAATCGGATACCTTTTCTGCTGTTTCGGCACTAACATCTCCGTAACCTTTCATAGTTGTGGAGAGAAATTTCACAACATTTTGAACGTCGGCATTACCTCCGCGAGCATTTTCTGCTGCTTTCCTAAAAATTTCATAAGTATCTGCTCCGTCACCGAGTGCTGAAATAGTTTCATATAAACCGCTATTTAATTGTTCTGTCGAGATGCCTGTGTCTATTGCTGTTTGTTTTACTTGTTTACCATACTTTGCAATTTTTTGATTAACTTCACCATCCAGTAAAGTTCCGACATCAGCCATTTGATCTTCAAACTCCATTGCTGCTTGAGTTGAATCATTTAAAGCGGTGACAATAGTTCGAGCACTGAAATATATACCAGCAGCTGCAAAAGCATTTCTAAGACTTCTTCCAAGTTTGTCAAAAGTTCCTTCGGTATAACCAGCACTTTTTCTAATATTTTTCATGTTTTTTTGAACTTTTGAAAATGATTTATTCATACTGGATTGGACTTTAGCCCCCAGTAGAAAATGAGTTTGATAAGTAGTTCTACTTGCCACTATTAGTCACCGCCTTTACATCTTCAGCTATATTAAAAAGTTCATCAATTTCTAAATTATAATAAAAATCAACACTGGTTCTAGTTTTCATGCCTAAACTAACAGATATTTTTCGCAGTTTTTTCCCATCCGTAGCTTTTATTCCTCTCCGTAGAAAAAATTCATTACAGCGTTTTTAATTTTGATCATCTCTTTAGCTCCTAAATTATCAAAGAATTCAAGAGGAAGATTACTTACCCTTTCAGAAGCTAATCTTGCGTAAGCGATACTTGCTTCTGGTTGAGAAGAAAAGTTTCCATCTAAATTGAATTGTTTTTCTAACTCAATTAGATCTTTAGTCTTCAGATCATTCAACCCTCTTAAATCTACTTTTTCTATATCTTTATCTTCAAATTTTACTGATTTGTTAAATTCAACAACAAGTGGATTTTCTTTTTTCTTAGTATCATTTTTAGACATGATATTTACCTCCTATTATTTTTAAATCTGTTCTCTTACATCTTTTAGAATATCTTGGCCATCAACAATATAAATAAAGTTGAGCTTGTCATACTCTAGGACTTCTTCACCATCAATGGTTATCTTGATATATAGTATCTCAAGAGTATTTGCAGTTTCAGATGGCTGTCCAACCCCGAAAGTACCTAAATTAAAGTTTTTAGGTGTTACTTTCATTGTGATCTTGACAGGTTGATAATCTATAGTTCCGGCAGAAGCATCATTAATCTGCTGAGAACCACGAAGTATTACAGTTGTAGCTGTAGGAGTCATTAATTTAGTTGCCTGTCCGTTAACAGTACGATAAGGGATTTCTATTTCCATGCTACCGAAGTGACCCGGTGTTGGACTTTCATATTCTCCCGCAATACCAGCTCCCGAAACTGTTTCAGTCATAGCTTCAAAGTTAGGTAACGTTACTTCACCGGTAATTCCAAGTAATTTTTCTCCTTCATTATACAAATTAAAATTAACTACTTTTTCTGGAATAGGATTTACCACTATTATTCACCTCCAAGAGCTGCTTGCAGAGCATAAGGATCAAACTCTAGAATGTTTGTGATAGATCTAGCTGGTGGATATGGTGTCAAATACTGATGGAATACAATTTTTCCATCGATAATATCAGTCAATGGATTTTCATCCTGGTTAAATTCAATCTTAGCTCCAGCCAGCTGCTGTTTAGCTTTATAACCATTTGCTCTGATGTTTTCGCTATCCACAATATTTTCAACTAATCTTAAGTTAGTGGGATCATCGACTTTTTGGAAATATGTCCGAATGAATGTATTTCCCCACCAGTCAAACATTCTTCTAACAGATATGAATGCATCCTTAGGATCAGTAGTAGATGGATAAGCTCCAGTTCTATTACCCCAGACTTTCCAACCATCCATATTAATAGCAGTTATAATACCATTGCTATTTAAAAGATTGGCCTGCACCTGATCTAGATATACTTCTTCTCCGTTTTCTAAAACAGTGGCTGTAATTTTAGCCTGCTTGTTAGATGGAGAAACAAAAGGAACGCCTTCGTTTTGATCATCAATAAAAGCCATTAGCGGTGCAATAAGAGCGCTAAAATAATAAGTTTTATCTCCAACCATAGCTTTTGGCCAGGCGACAATATTATTTTTATCAGTGTAGCTGTTATCATTCTTCCAGCCAGCTGCATCACTATAAGCTGCAGCTCCATCAACATCATTTGTATCAATATCAAGAACCGACTGACAGCTAAATGAACCGTTAATTCCTTTTGTTTTTGAAGTCATTGCAATACCTACAGATGGCATGTGACTCCAACCAGGGGCCAGAATAGTACCAGGTATTACTGATAATTGAGGAAATACCTGCTCAACATTTTCTAAACCTTTATATTTTCCAGTAGCAATATCATAACCACCAATCACATCATCTTTAGTTACTGCTGATGGATCTAGCTTTGTAAAACCTAAAGTTAGTGATGTTTCTCCGTCAGTTTCTATTTGACCACCTTCAACAACTTCCAGTACAACGAACCCATCATCATTAAAAGATAATTTATAATCATTATCTTTTACATAATCGGTTACTCCGTCTTCACTGCTGACAGAAAAGTTTTCATCTAACATTATTCCTTCTTCTTCAATTTCAATTTCATTATTTACAATTGCATAAACTTCATCGGTTACAGCTATATTATGTTCTGCGGGATCTAGAACATTAATCAGTACAATTGGTGCAACATTAAAGACTCTAAAAGATGCATCAATAGACTGGCATATAGTGTAATTTTCAAAGTCATCAGAATAGCCAACTTTACTTACTGCTTCAGCAAAGCTATAAGCAATAAGTGGTTTATTAACAGCACCCTGTGGATCTTCAACCAAGTTTACTGGTGCTGTACCTACAACAACCTGTATAGCACTGTCAACCTGTACAGGAGGTGTTAATGAAGTTGCCTGTTCTGTAATATATACACCGTGTTGATAAGCCATTTATTTCACTCCTTTATGAGTATAGATTTTCATTTGTTTGTAATACTTTTGCGACTTCCCAGTTAGTTTCTAAGGCACTATAAAAATAAGGGTAAGTTACATCATCGTTAGTCATCCATTTAACTGGATAATCAATAACATATTTGCTATCAAATAATTCTTTTTCTCTTAAATGTTGATATATTTTGTTTAAAATAATTATGCTGTCTTGATAACCTTGATTGTTTTCGTCTTCATCATAAACGCCAACCATGAAAAGAATATGGGCTGTATTAGCGGTATCTTTGCTTTGTTCTTCTCCATCGAGTAATATCACATTTACAAAAGGAAAAATATCGATATCTTTTTTCTTTTTCGGCAAATACTGCTTATAAAAATTAATATTCACTTTTTCATTATCTGTATTTAAAAATTTAGTACCTTCAAAGATTTTTGGAAGGACTTCATCAACTAAATGTTTTTGTAATAAAATAGGAACCATCATTTACCACGCTCCAATACTCTTTTAACTTCATGATCAAGGCGTTTATAAAATGTTTCTTCTGCTCTATCTTGCGCATAATCAGATATTTCATCACTTGCAATCATCTGTGGAACAGCCGGGCCAGACATTCTAGTAATAGGAAGCCTTTTTTCTCCAACTCTTTTAAATATTTTGTTGCCGTTGATGTCGGTTACAAAAGCATCTTTTAGATCTTTATAACCGTCTCTTTTGATGGCAACTTTAAGTTGCGGAGGATTAGATGGCTTAGGCTTTCTAGGTTTATATCTGAATTTATCAAGTGGTACATGTTCACCCTCTGAAACTACTAAAGCCCCCAGGCTTGACCTGCGAGCTTTGATAGTTTCTATTGTTTTTTTAACATCACTTGATTTGATATGGTATTCTTTTCGAGTTTTCTTAGCTGCATTAGATTTCATAGTAGATGCTGCTCTATTAAGAGCTCGATATAATACAATTGGTGTTTTACTCTTATATCTACCAAGAGTCTTTTCAATTTCTTTAACCATGTTGGTTGAAATTTCTATCATGAGAAATTCGCCACCAATCCGATCAGATATGATCCTGTTTCCTCTTTTGCATCTGCTACCTGGTACAAATCACCATCAAATCTGATGTTTTCTCCCGGCAAGGGCTTATCTCCAAAATCTGCAGCTTTTACAATAAACATCATATCTGCATTATATATTCCGGTAGGATCTTTAAACCCAGTTTGTCTGTTTTTGCCCCATTGTTCAATTAAATCATTATCAACGATTACATCCATTTCAGTTCCATTTATGCTGTGGTTAGTTGCAAACTCATCGACATTCATAAACACATCAAGGTCAGATTGTAAATAATCTTTTAGTTTTGGCATAATATCATTCCTTAATCATTAATTACTTCGTCAGGATCGAAATCAACATTTACTTCTCCTTCTTCAGGAGGTTCTTCCATCTCACCAATTTTTTCTTCCAGCGGGGATACAACCCCTTTTCTGTTTTTGGTTTCTCTTTCAAAATCGAGCATGTCATAAAGTTCATCCAGATCATCAGTTTTAGAAATCATTTCTTCTACTTCTTCAACTGTAAAATCATCTGGAATAATTTCAGGCTTTTTTTCTTTGCCCGGGCCATCAGATTTAGAGCTTTCTTTTTTTGAAACAGTTTCAACTATTTCTCCATAACCTTTAGCTGCAAGTTCTTTTTCTTTTTCCTTGCTTAGATCTTTGATTATGTCCTCTTTTTCTGTTGGTCCATATACTTTTCTATTGTGTCTAACTTTATAATTAGTCACTTTAAACATTTAGTTACCTCCTTTAGTTAACTTCAAGCACATACCAGGAGTCTACATCTTTAGGAACCGGCAATGGTCTTGATGTTAATCTAATTTTTCTTACATCATTATTTTTGTCATTCCAAATTTTAGGAACTTTTTCTCCTTCAATTGTTACAAAACCGCTATCTTCTAATTGAGTTACAGCTCCATAAAATCTGCGGTTCATTCCCTGAGAACCCATTACTACAGTGTTGGCAGGTATCATTGGCTGCTCATTTCCGTCATCATCTAAGAACCATTCATCATAAGTGTAAAGTTCAAGATTTAACTCTTGAAGTTTACCTAAAAATGTTAGGCTAGGAGATTGAACAGAGGGCTCAATATTACCTAAATTTAATCTCATAGTATCTAATTTCTTTTGAGTGTCGGGATGTGCAGCAAATAATTCCCATGCATTGTAACCTAAAACAGCAATTTTAGGAGCTCTACCAGTTTTTTGTATAATCTCTCTTCTTTTTTCTTTAAGATCTGCATAAGGAGTAGAGTTATCTGTATCGGACCAAACATCAGTGCTTGTTAAAGCTTCTTTGTTTGTAAACCCATAATCAATTTGCTGTTCAGCGCCTTCGCTGGTAATTATAACTTTACCGTTTAGAAGAACTTCTCGGCACATCCATTCTTCACGCCTGGTGATATAATCATCAAGCTCGATTAAATCATCAGCTATTAGTTCTCTAGCTCTTTCCTCCGGGCTTCGCTGGCTGTAAACTGATTCTCCCATTGCTCTGCTTGTTATGTCATCTTTAGACATAATTCTTTCTGGAGCAATTTTTGGTGGTGTATAGGTGTCAGTTTTAAAACCTTGGCGGTCCATAACCACTCCACCGATTCTAGGAGCAACAAATGGAGCCATTTTTCTTTTTCCCTTTTTGAAATCAACATCTACATTTTCTGTAATAAAAGTATCTACATCAGAAAAAAATGTATCTCTCAAAAAAGTTTGAGGAGATTTCATTATTTTAACTGCTTCTAAAAGTGTTCTAGTGTCATATAATTCAATACTCATTTTATTCCCTCCAATTTAATTAATTATTTATTTTCTTTAAGAAAAATTCCAAGCTTTCTTAATGCAAGCTCATGATCAGCTACAACATCATCTCCGCCGAAAATAAGTGCTGCAGAGTTAAACAAACCACTTACATAAGCGGTAGTTATAAAATCATCAGTCGCAGAGCCATCTCCGGTGTCTACATCATCTGTTAAGATAGAATGTGGGTTTTCTGATCCGTCAGCATTTGTATCATCTACAGGAACAGCAAGTCCGGTTGCGCTAACTACGCCTAGAACAGTTCCTTTTTCAACAACACCCTGGTTTTTAGCGAGAGTTACTTCCGCCGCCAACAGTGGTACAGCATTTCCGGCAATCAAATTATCATATTCAAAAGTTCCAATTTCACTAGTGAGATTTTCCATTAGTTAATCCCCCTTTTTTTATTAACAGCATCAGCTATGCCTTTAGCTTCTTTTGCCGTTTTTTCTTTATTTTCAATATCTTCTTTGTCTTCTGCAGCCATTGCTTTAACATCATCAACGCCAGATTCTTCAGTATCACGCTGAACATCGTTTAAATATTGATCAGCTTTTTTCTTATCAGATTTCATTGCTTCAAAAGCTAAATCTTTGGCATCCATTGGATCTTCAAACTTAGCTTTATTTACAAGTTCCTTATCAATATTGTCTGCGATTTCATCAATGTTTTTAATTCTTTCTCTTTCTGCTTCAACAGCCTGGTTCTTTGCTTCCTTTACTAAATCCGGATAAGCATTAACTAAATCTTCGAGATTTTTAATTTCCACTTCCTGATCACCTTCCTTTTGAGAATTATCTTCTGCAGATTTATTCTCTGCAGCCTGTTCATTTGATTTTATGGATATCATCTTTTTAATAGATGTTTCCATACTGTTAACGATTTGCAGTCTTTTAAACTCATAATCTTTAATGTTTTTGACATTAAATTCTTCATCATTATCTTGATAAAGAACTCCGTCTACAAATTTTTCATTGACAGCTGTATTTGCACTCATCCAGGTTTCTTGATTCATCATTTCCCAGATTTCATCTCTAGGCCGACCAGTACCAGCAATATATGCATTTACTATTGTTTCTTTTATTTCATCTAATACATCAGCAACTTTTCTTAATTCCTCAGCATCTCCAAACACTCCATTAGCAGGTATAGGGTTGTGGATCATAACCTGGCCAACCGGTGAGATATACTTTTCATCTGCAGCCATTAAGATCATACTTGCTGCTGAAATTGCTTTACCGTCTATTTTTGCTACAACTTTACCTTTGTGCTCTTTTAACAGTGTGTAAATACCAGCAGCTGCAAAAACAGATCCTCCTGGACTGTCAATCCAAACCGTTATGTCTTTATCTTTATTTTCTAATAAAACATCTTTAAGTTGGTTCTTACTGGCATAGGGAATTCCCAACCAGTCATACAGCCAGCTGTTACGATCGTCTTTAATTTCACCTTCGATTCTTAATTCAAGACTTTCTGAATCTTCATTTTCAATATTTTTAAAAGACCAAAACTTAGTCAATTTCTGTCGCCCCCTTTTCAATCTCTTTGTTATATAGAGTTTTAACTAGATTTTGAACAGCATTTTGATCATCCTCCCCAAGCCCTTCATAGGCTTCTCTGATCTTTTTGTTTTCTTTAGTTAGCTGTTTTATATTATCGTCCCAATTGCTTCCATTGAGCTCGGTGGTTTCTCTTTCTCTAGTTGAAAGACCATTTTCTATTCTCATAATTGCAGCAGTAACCTCTTTTACTGGATCAACTTGCCCTGGCGCTGGTCCTATCCATTCTGCAGATGACCAGGCTCTTTTTATAGCCGGATCATTAAAATAACCAGGTGCCTTAATTCTTCCCCGGGCCACCGCTTCTGTTAACCATAATTGATAGATTGGCTGGCAAAAGTCATTAGCAAACCAGGTCCTGCGCATCTTAAATGCTTTCCAGGCTTCTAACAATGCAGCTCTACTTGCTGAATATGAAGATAAAAACGCTTTATTAAGTAATTCATAAGGGATTTCTAAAGCTGCACCTATTTGTTTGGCCATAGCATTTACAAAAGGTTCAAAATTATTTCCTGGTCTGGTAGGATCACCAAATTCAACGCTTTCATTTTCACCCAAAACATTAATAGTCCCTGGTCCCATTTCATAAGAATTAGGATCTTCTTCATCTCTTTGTTCTTCTCCTATATAAGTTTCACCAAATGGAATTTCATTGGCTGGGCCATCTTGTTTTATAAAGGCAGTAAAAAATGACTGCACGACTGCCGCAGTCAACTCGGCTTTTGTATATCTAGTTATTTGCTTTAGTGCTTCAATAACTGGCGCTAAGTATGGAACTCCTCGATATTGTTCACATCTTTCAGGCTCCATAAGTTGAAGAATATTAGGATCCCCTGTTTTATCTCCAAAAGCTTTTACTCTTTTATGATTGGTAACATAACCATCACTTTTGCTTTTTGGATGTTTATTTGCTACCCAGTAAGCGACAACCGCTCCGGAATCGCCATCAACTTCAACCCCGTTATAAATCGGATTTCCAGTTTTAGTGTTTTTGCCGGTAGTATCATGATAAGCAAAAGCATTATTATCATTAGGGGTTTCAATTCTATCCCCTTCTAAGAGATGAATCCTTAATGTATAAGGCATCCAATTTTTTGGATCATCTCTTTTAATAAGAGGAAAGACATCTCCGTTCATCAGCCAGGACATTAGCGCCAACCCTTGAAGTTCATAAAAATTGTTGAGTCTCAAATTATCGGCCCAGACTGAGTCAGCCCAGATGCTAAATTCTTTTTCAACTTTTCTTTCCCAGCGATCAGCCTGTTCTTCACTTATACCTAAAGTTTCGGCATCAACTTTAGATTTTAGTTTAAGCCCAGCTCCAACAACATTGGTTCTATTAGTTTTAATTGCAGAAGCTGCTAAAGGTGAACCCATAAACAATGATCTTGAACGCTGCCTTAATGTATCAAGATTATTATTAATATCTTCCTTAGGGCTGCGGCTTGTTGAGTTCCAGCCTTTCATTGATTTCTTTTGATGGCTGGCTCCACTTTCGCTATAACCTGAGTTTTTAACACCCTCCCAGATATTAAGCTTTGCTCTCGCATATTCTCTTTTCAATGCAGTCTGAGGACTGATATATTTTAAAGCTTTATCAATTAGATTCATAAGACCACCCTTTATAAGTCTCTGGCAGTAATTCTATAAGCTTTTCTTCTGCCTTTTCCATTTACTGCGGCAGTTAACTGATCAACTTGTTTTTCTAAACTGTCAATTGCTGCTCTTATTTCTTCTAAATTAGCTCGAGTCAAACTTCTAGTTCCAATTTTGTACTCCTGGCCGGCAAGAACAGCCATTTCTGCTTCATAATAAGCTTCTAATCTTTGTTTTGCTTTTTCTAACCTGTCTTTTGAAGCCATTCAAACCACCTTCCTTATACTGATACACCCTTATTAACCACACCGCGGCGCTTCTTTTTTCTTCTAGATTTAGAATTACTTGTACTAACACTGCCATTTCCTTTTTGTTTTAGCCTTTTTTCAAGTGCATCAAAGCTAGGATTAAGTATATTAAGTGCAGCTAAAGCATAATTTCTTAAATCTAAAGGCTCATTTCTCTGATTAGGGCTAATTTTTTCCCAGACCATTCTGTACTGGCCACTTCTTTTTCTTCGGACCAGTTTCTCAGATATAAGACCTTGAAAATAACTGCGATCATAATTTCTTTCTTTATTAGCGGGAAAGTGACAATATCCGTCACCTCTTTCTTTTATCTTAAGTCTTGACATGATAGTTGATTTACCAGAATCAACACCCAAAATAAAAACCGCAGCATTTTCTTTTTTACTGCGGTAAATCTTATCTATCAGAGGAATACCCGGGCCACCCCGGCCTTTAATAGCAAATATTCTTCTATGTTCGTTCTTTTTACAAAATTTATAAACATCCGAAGTAAAATGGCCACCCGAGTCAACACAGGTGCAGGCGACTTTCATTCCTTTGCCTGACTCTGTTCTAAAAGTCTGGTCCAATTTATCTGATAGCATCTGCCAGGTTGAAGGCATATCAGGAGCACCCATTATCATACCGTACTCAATACCCCAGGACTCCTGTCCTTTTCCCCAGCCTGCTATCTCATATTCTAGTCTGTCATCCTGAACATCGACACCAGCGGTTAAAAGTAGAACTCCATCCGGCACATCTGCTTCATATTCTTCCCTGCGTTTTAAGAGAAACTCTTCATCTTCAATTTCTCCTTTTTCCTCCCAGGGCAAACCGAGCATTGTGTTTTTAAATACTTTATACTGCTCCGGATCCTTTTTCACAGTCAGCCATTCTTCCATAATTTCTTCCCAGGGAGTCCAGGGACTTACAAAAGCATTAAGGTGGAAACTTCTTGTCTTAATTACATCATCATTTTCTGCTATCCATTTACCTGGCTGATTCTTCCAGGTGTGTTCATCGAATTTATTATGACATTCAGTGCATTCATACTTTAGATCCCAGACTTTATAATTACCTTTTTTATCTTTCTCATACTCAAATTTAACATTTTGAAGATGTATATATTGATAATCTCCGCAATGAGGACATTTAAGTTTCCACTTTTCCTGAGTTCCAGCTTTATATTCATCTTCAATTCTGGACGCATCTTTAATTGTCGGTGTGGAAACGTAAACTTTTTTCTTATTCCAAAAAGTAGTTGTTCTTCTTTCTGCAATTTTTAACGGATCTCCTTCACTTCCTGCAGAAGATGGATACCTATCAATTTCATCGCACAATAAAATTCTTACTGGTCTACTTGCCAAACCAGAAGGAGAGTTGGAACCAGCAAGAGCTAAAAAACCACCAGGGAAAGATTTCATCAAAATAGTATTGCTGCTATCTTTGCTTTTGCTTTCCGAAACTTTTTCTCTTAATGAATCTGTAGCTTTAATTGATGGAGCTATCCTTCTTTTTGAAAAATCCTGTGCATCATCTACAGTTGGCTGCACTAATAACATTGGACACGGATCAATATCAATATAATAGCCCATAACATTAATAACTATTTCAGACTTTCCAACCTGAGAACTGCTCATTACAACAACTTTTTCAACTTCTGGATCATTGATAGAATCCATTATTTTTCGTTGATAAGGTGCTCGGTTTGTTCTCCATTGTCCAGGCTCGGCTGATGTTTCGCGAGGTAATTTTCTATATTGATCAGCCCAGTCACTTATTTTTAGATCCGGTGGAGGTGCTACTGTCTTGAGAACCTTCTTGAATAACTTTTTTGTTTTCGACTTCAACTGCATCACCTTCGTATAGATCTTCATCATCAACAAATAAAGATGGATCATACCCTGACAATTCTTCAAGAGCTTCTTTTAATTCAGAGTTCATTAGATCACTAATTTTATTTGTGTTTTTCATTCCTGTTATTTGAGGAGATAATTTTGGAGGTATCGCTAAAATTCTATTTCTAAAGGTAGTCAATATATTGGTCATTGCAAATTCTACATCTGAAGCTTCATGAACTTTATTTTGCTGCTTAGCAAGTTTAATTTCACTAATCCGTTTTTTGATTTCTTCATGCTCAGCTTTTACTTCATTCAAATCTCTATTACCGCTTCCAAATTTAAATTCATAATATTTTTTGGCACATTCCTTGAGATCATATTTTCCTTCTGTAACTCTATCTATAATTTCTGCATCGACCAATTGATAAACTCTGCGCTCGGAAATATCTATAAATTCTGCGAGCTCTTCGGCTGAAACTGCGAATTTCATAGGACCCTCCTTTTCACTGAAATTAAAATCACCGTAAGTTCAGTAAAATACTGTAAACAAATGTTTTTAAAATGGTAAAAATAAAACTGCCACGAGCGCTGTCATGACAGTTATTATAAAAGATTAATATTCAACTTTAAAAAATATAAAAATTTATCGACTGTATGAAATCGAACTTTTTTCACCGAAATCTAGCCAGTTTTTGGGATTCAGCGTCACCGCAAGGCTCTAGATTCTCAGAAGGACCCGCGAATTCTGAGGGCCTGTGGAGCCAGCGGGAGTGCTGAGCTGACACCTTTCTACTCTGATATCCAGTAGCTGCGGCGGGTAGTTCGTGCTGCAGTATGGCTGATTCATAGCTCTATAAACGAGTAATGGCCCGGACATAGAGCCCGAGCCACACATATTATAATAGAGGTAGTATGAAAAAACCCGGCCTAAATAGTGGAATTAAGCCGGTAAAAAACCAAATAGGAAATAAATAAGTAATAATGGAAAAACTCATAATTACTTCATACTATCATTATATTCTTTCTATATAGAAAATCCACTCAAAAACAGCACAAAATCATACCAAAATCTTACCAAACTAATGTTTTTATTAAAATTAACTCAATAATTCTCGACTTTTAATCCAAAACTCCCAGGCGGACATAAGGCCGTGAACTTTTAATTCTGCAAATATTTCTGATTTTCTATTATCTATTGTGCTTTTAGAGCAACCAACTCGATCTGCAGTTTTCTTTGCTGACAAGTCATTAAAATATAGATACTCAACTATTCTTCTCATCTCAGTAGGCAAATTAATATAAGCGTGATAGATGATATTTCTTGCTTTGACTAGATTTTTATATTTACTGTCCTGTTCAGACTTCCTGGCAACAAACTCTTCAACATCAGAATATGTATTATTAGTTTCGCCAGATCCTACTTTACTATAATTAATAGCCTGCAGTGCATATTCAGGAGCATCTTTTATTGCTTCTGTTGCAACTTTTGCTTTTATCCTTCTGTAATTATTCAACAATTCTTCTATGATTTCTTTCTCTTTATTAGGCATTGCCGCAGTCACCTCTGTTATTTCTAATTTGATAGTCAATAGCACTGTGTTTTTCTAAGTAATCAGCCTTTGCAACTTCTAGTAATTCATCAGCAGTCATTTCTTTGCCACACCTTATACATTTACCTTTTTCTTTTCTATTATCTAAAATGAAAGTCCTTCTGTTGCACCTAGGACATAATACTGGCACTTGAATATGTCTTTTAATACCCTGGTATTCACAAATTAATTTAGATTCATTTAGCATTTCCGCCCAACCCCTCCACCATTTGATAATTAATTACTTCATATTCTTTCTTTTTAAAGTTATAAACTATTTCAAAACCTGCTGTTCTTAAGATATTAATATATCTACTGACCGTTTTAGAGCTCACCCCCAACCGGCCGGCAATCAAATTTCTATTTAAACCACTTTCATTTATTATCATAAATAATACTTTCATGCATCTTGTAATTATATTATATCGTTTATTGGAAGTGATCATAGATTCCTCCTACCAAAAAGTCACTACTGCCGAATCATGAGAGTAACCATTAATATTTCCCCAAGCAAAAATGATTCTCGAATTATTATCTAATATCCAACAATTTCTATTTGGTTTGCTTGCTATAGAAATATCATGATCTTGTAATACCTTTTTGAGCATTGGTTTTATATGCTTCGCACTGCGTAAAGATGGGAGCCAGATTATAACCTCTTCATTTTCTAATTCTAAGGCTCCGGCAACTAAATGACAATCATAAAAAGTTTTACCTTCTCTAGGACCGTGATTTTCTTTTAAAGCTACATCGTGAAGTCTTTCTAAATCAGTTTTCATTCTTCTCATCCTTTTTTAAAGTTTTATTAACAAAAATCTTAAAATTAATATCCCACCAATTATCTTCATAAAATATTCTTTAACTAAATTTTCTACTACTTTTTCTTCAATCATTCCAGGAGTATTCAATACTTGGTTTATAAATTTTACTTTAACAAGTATATATTCAAACATTATAAGAATTAAAAATAATTTATAAATAAAATAAGGAACGTTTTTTATTAGTTCGATAGCGATCACTCCTTTAATCAAAATTTATGTCTTTAAATTCTACACCTTTAGCGATTAATCTGCTGCTAACATAGCCAACACTTTTTGAGCTTAATAATTCTCCGGCATCATTATATTTATCAGCCATTATTTTGATAATTGTTCCTATTTCATGATTTTCAAACCTAAGTTTAATCTTCATTATCTTCACCAGAACTCGTATCAACTCTAAAACTAAACTTTATCCACCGTTTTTCAAAACGATAAGTTTCATATCTTGCTTCTGGGTCACTATGAGCCATGCTCCTTTTGATCACTAATTCTTTTTTGTTGGCTGAACTCATAAAAACATCTTTTATTTTTTTATATTCTTTTTCACTTACAAAAAACATCATGTCTAAATAAGGTCTGTTTTCAGTTTCTTTTTGTATTTCATTTAGAAAGTTATCAATTATATCAACTATATTTTTCATGACTTCACCTCATTAAATTTTTATTTCGATATCATGACCTTGGTTAATTCTTAATGTTATGGAATCATCTAAGAAAAAACCATCTGGTTGGTATTCTAGTTCTGTTATTGCTTTTTCAATAAACATAGTGGCACTTATATTATTGATTCTCAAATATTTATAATTAATTTTTATAGAAGGTTTTGTTAATGATAATAACCTTTTTTCTTCTAAATAAATGTACATCTGGTCTGCATGACCATCCACTATAAAATCAAATCTTATTACTTCAATATTATTAATATCTTTTATATTTTTAATTTTGTTTTTTGTATCATCAAAAAAATCTATCCAGATCATTTTACCCCTCCAGTTCTTCAATAAATTCTATAGCAGCATCTGCTCCTTCTGCTAACTTAACAGCCCAGCCATTCTCTTTAAACCTCTTAAGCCATCTCTTTTGGCTTTCGCTTGCCCGGCCACCTTTTAGTCTTTTAAGCTCAATAGCAATTCCATTATAGCCGGTAACCGGTTTGAAAATTAATGCATCCGGCACGCCTGACTTAACACCTAAAGTCTTCTGTTTAGCATAATACTGGACTTTGTGGTCACCTTCATTAGGAACATGGCACCAATCGCCTTCCGTATATTTATAATCAAGATATTGAGCTAGCTTTTTCTGTTCTTCCTCTTCTAAAACATTAACACCGGCACCTTTTCTCTTTTTCTTAATCAAATCTTTTGCTTGTTTTTCGCTTACATTTCTCCAGGCCAACAAAATCAACCTCCTCCGATCACCGGGCCAACACCTAATCCGTTACGGATAAATAATGCCCTCAACATGATATTTTTCTTTAAATGATTCCCAACCCATATTGTGCGCTTCATTATGATATTTAGCTGATAAAGATATCTTTTTGAGTTTACTGTCATCAAATTTCTGTCTGTTTCTCCCCATCCCTATTGCATCAGTGTGATGAGCGTGAATTATAGCCCCAGAATTATCAATTAAATATTCTTTTCCCGGCAGTCCAGACACTGCACAAATTTTCTGATCAAGACATAGCCGCAGCCATCTATAAAGATTGTCCATTCTCTCTCTGGGGTGCTCTTTCCATTCAACTCCACTTTCATACCCAAGCCTTATGCAATATTCAATAAAAAGAGCAGCGGTTTCTCTAGTGCAATCAGAAAGGCTGATCTCACCATAACCGGTAACTTCTGAGAATTTATCTTTTATGATTCTATACATTTCATTAGTTTCATGGCCAGTGCCTTCCGCGATGTCTTTTATAGTTGCAAAAGCTTTTCTTCTTTGCCGGCCACTGATCATATTCATTCGCTTAACCTGTTCATCAGCATCAATCAAAAAAGTAGCTTTTATTTCTTCTGAATTTTTAAGGCCCGGGCCACCGCTAATAATTTCTTTTTTATAATCTTCAGCAGTAACGATCACGATTTTTATTTTTCCTTTTACCAGCTGCTCAATATTTTTGATTTCTCCTTTTATCTTAACTTTGCTGTTTAATATAATATCAAGTGGTTTGTCTTCAAAGTTATATAAATCCATTGGTGCATCTTTGGGGCCGACCAGTAATGTTAACCTGGCCGACCTTTTGTTAGTTCTCCATTTACTTAAACTGCATCTAAAATCCAATTACCTCACCTCAAATTAGTCTAAATACTCTGCTGAAAAATAATACATCAACTGTTGTTTCATATATATCCGCAAGTATCTTAGCTTTATCGACTCCCGGGACTGTTTCTCCGTCTTCCCACTTGCTATAGGTAGTTATTGTTACCCCGCACTTTTTAGCTAAGTACGTTTTAGTATTTCCGCTCTTTTCTCTGGCCCGGGCCAGATTCTTGTGATTGATTGGCACTACCCACTCACCACCTTAAGCTCTGGTTTTTCATTAAAAGGCAGTTCCATCTGCTGCAGCTGCTTCTTCATGATCTGCAGATCAGAAGCCCAGAAGCCGTGTCTCTTAAGCTCCTTGTTGAATCCTTCGAAATCATGAGAAAGAATAGTTGGTTGATCATTTTCATCAATAAAGCAATGCATCAGTTCATGATCTATTAAAGCTACCTGATGTTTGTGGTCCATTGAAGCAAATGCTGGTTCAGCTATCTCAATGACAAATGTTGCTCCAGTGATAGCCTGGTACTTAGATTGTACTTTTGAAGCTTTACCATAAACCTCTTTTCCTTTTGATTTCATCGCTTTGTCTCTAAATAAGTAAATTATCTTAAAACCCTGTAGGTGATTATGATATTTTTCTATTAATTTATTAGCAATATTTTCTACCTCAGGGGCTTGAGTATATTGTGCCATTTTAATTTCCTCCCAGTTTAAGTATTTTGCTCTCTTTAAATTTTCTACTTGCATCAAATCTGCCCGGCAATCTATGCTGCATAATGAGTTCAATAACTTCTGAACCCTGTGGCTCTACCATATAAGCAAACCTACCGGCAATAAATACTACAAATACTCCTAATCCGTCTGAAAAGAATGCAACTGTTTGTGCTCCAGTAATTGCTTGTCCAGCAATACCACCAAACCCACAGGCTGTACTTGACCATGTTTGAGGAAAAGAATATAAACTAAGTTTTTCTGTGAAATATTCAATCTCTTCCTCAGGGTAAGGATAATTTTCTTTAAAATAATCTACTATAATCTCTTTCGCTTTATCATGCATTTTTTCAAAATCATAACTACCTCTGTAATCCATTCTCTTTACCTCCTATTTTTATTCATTGACCGGGCCATCGCTCTTGAACTTCCCCCGGCCGGTCTTGATCTAGGTTTTTATTCTTTTGAACAATTCATATTTATATTTATGCCAGGGTACTCCCAATGCGCCCATTAAAACTTTCTTCATATCCAAACCATGATCAACTTCAAATTTATTTACCATTTTTTTAAAATCATTCTCTATCTCAATTCTACCGAGATGTATATCTCTATTTTGATATCTTTTTAATTCATCAAAATAATTGAATTTAAAATAGAATTCAACCATGAAATTATATAACTTTTTATGTGATAATTTAAGTAATTCATTTGAACGATTAGTATCTAATATTATCTGACCTAAAATTTCTAAATCCACTACTCTTAGATCAATTCCAGTTTTATCTACAAAGATAGCTGCATTTAATTTATATGATTTAGATATCAGCATTTCTATAAAATGATAATAGTTCATTTCTTGATCTTTGTAAGTTATCTTTTCGTCCTTTAGTGCTGGCCCGGTCAATTCTTCCACCTCCTCATTTATATATAAAAATTCAGCAGCCACTTTAGTGGCGTTCATTACCTGATTTACAATTGGTTTCATTCTTCCCACTCCCACATCTCAACAGTGCCATGCTTAATTGTTGACGCTATCCGGATGAGTTTTTGAACTTCTTCCATGGGATCACCACCATTTTCAAGAAGTAAAGCCCCATGTACTTTAGTCGCTTTATCTACCATTCTGGGAGCTCCGGCAATTAATCTTGCTATAACCTTGCCGTATTTTTGGTCTTTTAACTTAGTAGTTACCTGGCAGATTATTTTTTCTTCATTATCTAGAATCTTAAACTGAATCTCATCTCTATTCTGCACCTCTCTGACTGACCACGGTGCTTTAACATAATCCCTATAAAAAGTTATTTGATCATCATCTATAGGTGAAACTACACATTCTGGTTCGTCCTCAGGTCCGACAATTCTATTTATTTTAATTTCTGGCCCGGTCATTGGTTTTCACTTTCTGATTCAATTTTATCTTTGAGTTCTCTATAAACATCAGATAAACCATAAAATCCATTTTCCTGGACTTCTTCAATCCATTTCTCGAGGTTGCAAACATCTGTTATTTTTACCCCTCCACTTATCAAGCTTTTATGATCAAGATTAGAATCATAAGCATTATCAATATAGCGAAGTTTATTTTCTATATCATCGTTAGGTACAATAATAACTTCTCTGTTGCCCGGTGTAACTATTGTTAATGCTAGGTGCTGCCCTTTATTCTTTATTTCTTCTGCTTTATTTAATAAGTCTTTTTTATTAATTCTTTTACTCATCTGTATTCCTCCTTAAATTGATATAAGTAAAATAAACGCAATAATCAATGTAAATTTGGCTAAATATATTTTTCCTTCTTCTGTTTTCGCTATTCTGTATGCTGCTATATTCATTATGATTAAAAATATTAACTGTTTTAAAAAGTCCGGCATCTAATAACCCCCTTTCTATACTCTACTCTTTAAAGGTTAAGATAAAAGTCCCCGAAATTACTAACCACTTAGCAGCAAACATTCTACCTTCTTGAGTTTCCCATAGTATTGAATAGCCCAAGAATATTGCCAAAGTGACAATTAAAACTGATAATTTAGATTTCATTCTGATTTACCTTCTGGCCCGGGCCACCGATAAAGAGCGGTTTAATTTCAGTTTCTTTATTTATCAGGCTGCCAATTACACCATCTGAATTTTGATATTTACCATCGTAAGGTTCCAGTACCGCGCCGGACACTTTAAAGAAAACAATCTGAGCAATTAACTCTCCGGCCTTAAGTTTTCTTTTGTTTGAAGAGTTATTAATAATCTCTAAAGTGATGTTACCCTGGAACCCCGGATCAATCCATGCAGCTGTCTGATGAACTTCTATTGCTTTTCTACCGATTGTAGACTTGCCGGTAACAAATGCAGCCAGATTGTCCGGCAATAAGATGTATTCCTCTGTGCTGCCTAAAACAAATTCTTGTGGATTAAGTGGCCGGTCATTGATTGATGTCGGTATATATTCAACCTCTTCATTCATTCCGATTGGTCTTGAATAATTTCTTTCAAGTAATATCTTATCTGCTAACCTCAGGTCGTATGATGCTGGTTCCACCTGGTCCGGATTAAAATCACTTATTATATTGTGTTCTGTTTGAGCTTTCATAATTTCTTGATCTGATAAAATCATTTTTCCACTCCTGTCTATTAAAATAATGCCAGTTGGCCAAACTCTGCCGGCTCCTCTTTAATCTCTTCTTTAACTTCTTTTTCTTCTACCGGTTCATGAGTATAATGTTTTAGATGCTTCCAGAGCATGTCCTCAATTTCTTTTTTATAATCTTTTTCTATCCATCCAATTATCTGGCCAGACTCATAAAGAGTAATGTGATTTTCATTGATTTCTGATCTTTCTTCAATATCGAAAAACCTATTTTCTAATCCTCTAATATGATTAAGCCAGATGCCGGTCCTTTTAGCTGATATCCACCCAGCAATCATTGCACTATTTTTATTATCCTCTGATTTTTTAAAAGTAATCTTCCCACTATTTCTTATTAGTTTTAAATTTCCCATTTAGTTCACTCCTAAAGTAAATCTTTTGAAGTGTATCTACTACTTGTTCTGTACTTATTTCTGAATATATCAAACCTATATACTTTCTTTGGTTTTGGAACTTTTGAAATTTGAAGATAACCTTTTTCTATTAATTCATCTATTGATTCTTTTATATGGTTTTCTGTGGTTTCAAATTTTAAAGCTAAATATTTCAATTCCAAATCATCTGTTCTTTCAACTGCGTACCACAAATAAGCCATTAAGCCATAAGCCTGCAATGATAATTTATAGTCAAAAATCCAACCTATATTTTTGCTGTTATCAGTGTATCTTTTTCTCACTTGAATAAATGGTTGATCATCATCTTTCATTATTTTTTCAATTTCTTTGTTGATGTTCATTCTCCACCTCCATTAAGTCCAGTCAACTTTTCAATGATTTCAATTCCGTTCTCTGGTTTTATATGATCCTCGCAACCTTTGCATCTAACTTCAATAAATCTTTTATCTTTTTTGCCACACCATTCAACTGCAGCTGTACCCAAATCATTGTGGTAATACCAGGCGCATGGCCGGTACCTGGTTAATGAGTTATGATAGTGACAAAACCGGCCATTCCTGATCTGTTCCCCGCAGCCTTCAATATCACAGATATAGTAATCATTCATTTTGCACCATATCCGGCAGCACTTTGAAAGGACAAGCACTATGTTCTGGATCATCATGTATTACTGGAATGTCATATTTGAGTAGATGCTTCCTTAATTTACATTTTTCAATCTCTTCTTTTGGTTTAGTGCATTCTAGACAGTGAACTTTTACGGTTTTATCAATAATGTCATAAAGATCATCAGTCTCTACTACAGTGACATCGTCCTCTTTCCTCATTTTCCTCTTTTTCTTTTTGGCCACTCTGGTATAATCTAGAGAAAGCTTAGTTTCCTGGACTTTCTGAGCAATATTTTCTTTTTGCTCTTTGGCTGCATCTACAATAAGCATATCTTTTACTTTGCCGGTATAGGTCCGGGCCATCTTGATAGAGCGCATAAACTTAGGTGACTTTTCTACTGTTTCAATTTCTTTGTACTTATCAATTTTGTCATTTAGATATAATTGGAAGTGACTTAATACTTCTGCTATTTTTTGATCTTCTCTGCTTATATATCCCATCTTATCTCCTTTCTATTTTTTTGATTAATAATCATCGCGGCTAAAAGGGAACATCGAAGTCGTCAGGGTCAAAATTTCCGTTACCGCCTTGATTCTGATTATAATTTTGCTGCTGATTTTGAGGTTGTTGCTGACTCTGGCTGTTTTGATTGTTCTGTGACTGCTGTTTTTTATTCCCTTTTCCTTGATTATTATTTTTAGAGTTTTGCTGCTGTTTTTTATTATTTTGTGAATTATTTCTCTGATTGTTGTTATTTGCAAAATCTAAAAATCGGACATTATCTGCATTAACCTCAGGGTTAATATAAGTTCTGTTGTTATTTTCGCTTTTTCTAATATGCAGCTGGCCATCTACTCCCACAAGTCTACCTTTTCCAAGATGGCGGGCGCAGTTTTCAGCTAGGCCCCTCCAGGTGACAATACTGATAAAATCAACATCACGATCACCGTTTCGATTGGTATAATTTCTTTCTACAGCCAGTGTGAAGTTACAAACCGGTGTTCCATTACTGGTGTATCTAAGTTCTGGATCGCGTGTTAGCCGGCCAATAAGTACTATTCTATTTAACAAAATTATTCACTCTCCCTTACATTTATAAAGCGACAATTTCCGTGCTGCTTATATTTTAATTCTTCAAAAAGTTCTCTATCAATAATTACATGATCATCATCTAATCCTAATTTCTTTTCCATCATAGGGTGATTATGAATTCGATTTTTAAATTTAGGCATCATTCATCAGCTCCTTTTTCTTCTAAAGTAACACGTATTAAAACTCTGTTTTTTTGTTCGGTATAAGATAAAATATTAAAGTCTGTTATATTAAATTTTTTATCAGCGTCTTCTCCTTCCTTTTTTCTGACTCCTTCCCAAATATCTATAGTATCTGGTCCTAACTCTGGATCATCATATATTTTGCATTGAACTATAGTATTTTTAATCATAATTACCCAATCTCCACTTCGATATATTTTTTAGAAAAATCTTCTGTGCTTAAATTAAATGTAGGACAATACCTTTTAATCTTTGAACATTTATTATGATTAGGACAATTCCAGCAATTTAAAAGTTTTGGTTTTTGTTGTTCAATCAATTGACCTTTTATTTCATCTAAAATATAATTTGCCAAATTTAGAACCTCCCTTTTAATTTTTCAACCACTCCCTGGATGATAAAAATTAAACTTAATACAGGAGAAGTAATTACTGCAAAAACAAATAATAATACATCAAACCAAAACGTTTGCCAATCCACATAAACTGAACTAAAAAGATCTCCCAGGGTCATAGTGATCAGCACACCCAACACCAAATATGTTACTATAACAGTTAAAAGCATCTAATCCCCTTTCTTCTTTATGCAATTATCGCAGACTCCAAATTCTGGCTGATCAGTATCTGTAACGATTACTTTTCCACATTTTAAGCAGGTCATTATTTTTCACCTTCCGCATCTCTGATTGCTCCCTCTAAATATTCAACTGTATCCATTATCCCGCAGGCATCTGAATTAGCTTCTAAATTTAAGAGTAAATCCTTTGACATTTTTACCGCTTTCAAGAGTTTGTTATTTATTCTGTGTAATTCATCCAGCCGCTCAAAGGACCCTTCTCTGGTTTCATAATCATTAACTGATACCGAAATAGTTTCTCTTAAACTATCCAAAAGCAACCAGTATCTTTCTTCAGGGGTTATTGATCTAGCTTCACAGTATTTAACTTTAATTTTGAAAGTTGTCCCATCCTCAGTATTTAGCAGTTTATCTATTTTTTGTTTCACTGCTGCACAATCTTTACATTTTTCATTCATTCCAAATTCAACTTTTATATTTTTGGGTCGGTTACCTTCAATTAATTTTCTTTCTATATTTACATTCTTTTTGCATGTATGCTCTGTTGAATTAAATTCCATTCCGCAATCAGTTCTATATTTCATCATTGTTTTTCACCTCTTTATTATTTTCTAATTCTTTTCTGGCTGAATATGGCAAGTAACACGGGCTATAATAAGTTTTTGTCCACTCAAAAGGCTTTCTCACACCGCAATAATTTTTATTTCGTCCACCAGGTACAAAATAATTCCTTCCCAGTCCAGGAAATATTGGTTCATTGTCAAACTCAATCTTTTTGAATTCTTCCTCAGGTGGGTCACAAGCTCTGGTATATTTATCATTTACATTTTTCCTTATTTGTTCTTCATACATTTTCATAAAAAGTTTCTTTGAGGTTTTTTCAAAAACTAATTTTTCATTTAATTTATTGATCATTTTCTGCTGCTCATAATTTTCTTTATGCAATTTTATAGCTGTAACTATTGTTCCGAAAACTACTCCACCAATTGCAAATAATATATTTCCTAAATTCATCTATTCCTCCCTATTTTCTTGCTCTGGCCATTGTTATTAAGCACCAAATAAATATAAACCAGAACAAATATGTGCTATCCATTTAGATCCACTTCTATTTCTTGAATAATCCGGGTCAGCTCCTCTGAGTTCTCTTTAATCAAATAATTAATCATTATGTTCTGATCATCAGAGTTATTTTCTTTCTGTTCTTTTAGCTTAACTTCTATTTTGATGGTCTCAAATAACTTTAACAAATCAGGTATTTGAGAAATAGCCAGGGCCAGCCTTTTCTTATATTGATAATCTTCATCATTAGCAACAAAATTTGCGATCATCTTATTATTGTTTTTGTCTTTAACTTCTAAAATTGTAAACATTGAATTTTCATACTCTATAAACTCCCAGGGTCCTTTAAGTTTATCTTCCACTTATTTACCTCCTTCAGCTTCTTCTATTATTTTTTCTAGTTCAATGATCTTTTCAGTGCCGGTTTTAGTAATCGCTTTCTCTGTTAATAGATAATCACTTTCCATCATATGCGGAGAAACTCTAATGATCTCTAAATCAAAAAGCTCCACTTTATCTTTTGGGCCATCTTCAAAATATCTTATATGTCCGTCTTCAGCAGATATGAACCGACCATAATTCATAAATATCTCTGTGCCTTTAAAATTAAACCAAATATCTAATGGCATTATTATTGTTTTAGCTTCTGGATTCTGTTCTATATCATTAAGCAGCTCGTAAAATACTGTTAAATCCATTTTTATACCACCTCTTTACCCTATCTTATTAACCCATTCCACTTTAGTTATTAATATTTTTTGCTTTCTTAAAAATTCATATTTATCCATCAATTCTTTTTCTAGCTGGTCTCTTCTCGCGACAGTCATTCTATCTCTAGTAATTATTCTTTTCCATCCTCCACTTCCGTTCGCAGCTCTATAATGAATTCTATAAATAAATCTATTTTGCTTTTTCTTTTTCATGATTTTCCACCTTTTTCTCAGCTTCTTTAATGATCTCTTCTATTTCTACATCAGATAACTTGCTATATTCTTGCTTAATTCTATCTTTAATTTTTGTACGATAACCGCCCATTGTTAACCCCCTATTTTATGCCTTGCCTTAAAACTATCAACTCTATCCTCATAATGCCTCATCACTTTTCGCTCCTGCTTTAGATCCTCTTCACTCGCACCTTCTCTTTGAACATAATGTTGAAGTGCATGTTTTATAATCTGCAACCAAACATAATCACTCACTTCTGACCCTCCTTAAAAGCCATTAAATTCTCCCATTTTCTCCACTTCTTCTTTAGTCATATTTTTAAAAGTAATGGTCACTTCTATTTCAGAATCATAATTTTCTTCATCAATTGCCCCCATTCCATCCAGACATTCAGTTACAACTTCTTCTTTCATCATTTCAACATCATAACTCTTAAACTGACTGGGCAGTAATGTATAGCTTCCTATTCCTTTATAATCAACTTCAGCTACTAAAATTTTATCTTCCATCCTTAAACCTCCTCAAAAAGTTTCATTTTCCCATCTTCATGCAGCTTATATTTTTTATCTATTTTCTTGCATCTTTTCTCTGGTGAAAGAATTTTATAATTCAAATTACCTTTAACTGCTATTCTTAGCCAGGACTCTCCAGATACCTTATTAATGTCTTTCCCCAGCACTACTCCCTCGATTGTCTTATCTCCAGTTCCGAAAGTATATTTTCTTTGAACTGTATCACCTACTTCAATTTTCTTACTCACCCTGATCACCCTAACAACTTATTTAATATCTCATCAAAAGTTACTTTTGGTTTTCTGACTTTAATAATATGAGTGGTCCTGTGTTTCTTTTTTATTTTTTCGACTGCAGCTGACTGGTTCCTTGCTTTAATAACCTCTTTTCTAACCCGGCCGTCTTTCTTGAAAATAACCTCATGACTTTTCATTATCTCCACCCCTGGCTTTGTTATATCTGTAGCAGATTCCCTGCCGGGACATCCTAAAAACTTTTGCTATCTGATTAAAATTAAGTCCGGCATCATAAAGTTTTACCATGTCTTCAGTTCTTTTTTTGGCTGCCAACCTTCTCACTTTGTTATAGACATTATCCGCACTGAGATTATAAACTCTTCCAACTTCTTTATAGGTCATATCATCGGTATATTTTAGAATGATCATATCCAGTACATCATTGGTTCCATTGAACTTAGTTGTCGGTTCTTCACCTGTTTCTACTACCTGCAGAGCTCCTTCTGGTGTATATCCTTCGATTATGGCCAGAGCTAATGCAGCATAACCTATTTCTTTGACATTCGCTTTAACAACTGGCACTTAAATCACCTCTTAAGCTGATACCTCAGCGTTTTTATCAATAATATTAAGTCTGATTTCTTTATAATTCTCACTTAATTCAATTTCAACATTCTCATAATTTGCAGTGCTTAATGCAGTTTCAATAAACGGTCCTGCAATTTTAATTCTTTTGCCCTTGTTGTCATTCTTAAAGTCTCTGAGCAGGTCGGCCATATCATTTTTGGTTTCTGGATCAATGTTTCCGTTTACTATAATCGGTTTCATTCTTCCTCATCCTCCCAGGCTAATCCAATAGTATATTCTGCATTATCTTCAACCGGCAGTCCTAATCTTTCTCTAAGTCTCCTTCCTAAAAAATCTTTTAGATCATGATCTTCAGAGTATTTCTTGAATCTACTAATTGCATCCCGGGCCATCATTTCTCTGACTCTACCTGTTAACTCCTGGTTTCTATAGGCCATTCCAATTACATTAAGTCCGACTTTTTGAATCACTTCCTGAGTTAAAGCTACAAGTATGTTCTCGAATTTTCTCTTTTGCCCCTGAGGTATCTTTACATCAAGAGCTTTTTCATCTACAAAAAATAAGTTAATTGCTATCTGGCCAGATGGTTTGGAAAAATCCGGATAAATAAATGTCGCTTCTGTTAATTTTTCTAATTCTTGATTAGCATTTTTCCAATTAGGGAAAATTTCATTATTCATTATTATCACTTATCCTCTCTGCAAGTTGTTTTACTTCTGGTCTTTCAATTCTCTCGATATCTTTTCTAATTCCTCCAGGTAACAGCATTCTTTCTTTTTCATGCTCCTGAATCTGTTCATAAGTCTTAATAAATCTGTTCATAATGAAACTGTCATCAGCATTATTATTAATCAAACTAAACCCAGTTACTTCTGCAGCCTTTAATACTGGTTCCGGGAGTGCTTCTTTCACTTCCTTAGGGTTGTATACCCAACTATGCTTGCTGATTGCATTTAAAACCATATTCCAGGCTTTCGGTCCGCTTATTTTCATTACCGGTTCATCTCTGGTCATTGCTTTTTGAATCCCTCTAATTAAATCACCTGGCGTTGGTGGCCACTCTTTTTCAATCATTAATTTTTTCAATACTACTGACGCTGGATGATAATCATAATCTCCTAAATAATCGTGCCAAGTTTCTATCATCAAAGCATTTTCATCATCGTCTTCAACCGGAAAGTTAAATTTATGATTGTAATATTTATCTAAAATACTAAGTAGCTGCACAACTTCTGATTTTTCCAATCTATTCACCTCCAGAATTATTTTCTTCTTCATTTTTATATTTTAAAAACAACTCTTTTCTCTTATTCCCTTTTTGTTTTGAATTTTTAGATGCTTTCCATTCTCCATTATTAATATCGCTTTTCATTTGATTTTCTAATTTGATTATTTGTTCTCTAAAAGTACCGGCTGATAAAATATTAGTGTTCCAGAAGTGATGATCCTGGCACCATTCCATAATCATTCCGATCTCTTTCCAATCATAACCGGCATCATTTCTACCTACCGGACCCAGTCTATTTAACTTATCTAACTCGTAAGCCCATTTTTCCATTGACTTTGGATCTGGTTGAGGGACCTGGGCCTTTTCATTATTTTCTAAAATTCTTTTTCTTAAATGCATTGCTGCTTTATAAGGTCTAGAATCTTCTCCATATTTAGGGTTATCTTCTTCGGTTTTAGAAGGAGGGTTCGGGCTTTCATAGTCCGAACGTTTTTCTTTCTCCTTTCTTTCCCCTTCTTTCCCCTTCTTACTGTATTGTTCCGCGTCCGTTCCAGCGCCGTTCCAACCCTGTTCCAAGTCTGTTCCAAGCTGGTCGCATTTTTCTTGATAATCCTGATACTGACAGTAATTAACGACTGTAAAGAGTGTTCCAAGCTTAGTTTGTTCAATTTCTATTCTTTCTTGTTCTACCAATCTATCCACCGAACGTTTGATTACTGAAAGGCTATAATGCTTAAGAGCATTGTTCTCAAAATACTCAAGATCATCTCTTATTTTTCTATAGGACCTGAGGAACTGCCCGCGTTTAATATTGATTCCATAAGTCTTATATTTGGTGTTAGGTTCTTCTTTATAGCGGGCCTGTCCAATTAGGTATATGAACAATCTTAAATCAACTGGCTGCATCCATATGCTGCTTTCAAATATATCTCGATAGAGTTTGAAGTATCCAGCCACGCTTTATCACCACCAAATTTTTATGCTTCATTTTCTTCTGCTCTGTAAATTTCTGTAGTATCATAATGGGTTAATTTTGTTTTACCTATAGTTTTTTGATAAGAGTGATAATATTTACCTTCCCAGTCCTTGATCTGGCCAGCTCCTTTATTTGATAAAATAATCAGAGGACCTTTCTTGCTTCTGTCATAGTTCAGCTCTAAGAAATCTAAATCTTTATGAATTGAAGGGATCAGTATTCCAATTAACCAAAGTTTAAATTTTAAAAATAATTTCATTATCTCCACCTCTCTAAGTTTTGCCTATGGAAATCAGTGCAACTATTTGTTATAATGTATTTAGAGTGCTTTTTCTTTTGAATCTCAGCTGTGCCATCAGCTGGGATTTCTTTAGTCTTTCGCCAGATAGCCCAAAATTTTCTGATTCGCTTAAAAAATATAATTATCCGGGCCAGCAGCAGTATAAACAATTCTTTAAATGTGTCTATTATATCTTTGATCATTGGTGGAAATAATACGAACAGAAGGAAGGCCCAAAGAAAACCCATTATAACAAGTTGCCATTCTCTAATAGTTCCCATCTTAACCTTCACCTCTCATTATTCTCTTAGCTTCTTTTTCATCTTCTTTATTTAGTTTCTCCAAGAGTAATTCAATTTTCTTAATTTCTTTTTTTACATATTCATCTTTATATTTTATCGATTTCAGGTTGGCCAACCTCATCTGCAAAGCACTTTTGATAGTCATTTCCTCAGATAAACTGATATCTATCTTCATTTTTGCACCTCCATAGGTCCAGATTTAGTCAATTTAAAGGTTTTGTCCGCTTCAATGAATAAAACATCATCTTCAGTACTGGTTGCGCTTTCTACCTCATTTATAGGACAAATGAGTTTTGTTTCTTTTCCCGTCGAACACATTACTAATTCATCTACTGGATCAACATAATAAATAACCTCAGCTTTATCATTGAAATCTACAAATAAATCAAGTAACAAACTGGCTGTTTTTTCTTTTTTAGTTAATTTCATTTAGTTCATCCTCTCCAGAGTTTCTATTTTTTAATTTATTTTCCAGGTGTTCTTTAACTTCTGAGATTTGATTTTCTAAAGTTTCAATAATTGATAATACTAATTGGTCAGCAACTTCATCTACAAAATCTCTTTTCGCATACCTCAGGCCGTTCTTCATTCCTAATTTCTGTTGAGCTCTAAAAACTATTTCTTTATCCTCTTCACTTTCTGAAACTTTTAAAGCGATGATGAGCATTTCTAAGGCCCCTTTTAATTTAAAGATGATTTTTTTAATTTGAATCACCTCCAGAATAAAGCCAGGTAAAAAAGACATCTCTATTAATTCTCCAACCTAAACCAGGTATTTTCTTTCCTCCGGGTACCTGGCCTTTATTAAGCATTTTATATATCTGGCCATCATCGCTAATTTCTAACACTTCCTTAACTTCATCTACTTTCATTAATAACGGGTATTTTTTAACTTCTTCACTAACCCTTTTCTCTATGATCTCTTTAGCTTGAATTTCTGGCTTCAATTCAAACACCTCCTCTTAGACTGAATACTTGATAGAAAGTTTTTCTATAACTGATTTGTATATTTCTTTCAACCTGGGATCTTCACCAATAACATCTAATTTATTTGCATCGTTAATTCTTGTTTCAGTCGCTCCAGCTTCTCTTAGCCTGTTTTTTAGGTTTGATAATCTAACATCTAAACGGCAGCGCGCTCTGTTTTCTAATATAGTGTAGCTCATTCTTCTAGCTTCTCTATATCTTTCTCCCATTTGGTAGCCTATAGTGTTAAGTTGTTTATTAGCCCAGTCACGCCAATCTTGATCCGTGTGAATAAGCGAATTTTTCATTGACTTAATTTGCTTTTCCTGATGATCAACCTTTTGTTTCAATTCCTTAACTGATTCAGCCTGCATAATAATAAGATCCTCAACTGATCTAGGTTTAGCAGCATACTGTCCAGTCTTTCTGATTTCAGGAATTACATCGTGAGTTATCCAGCGCTTAAATTTTTTCGCTTCTGGTTTTCTACTTTTCAAAACCAAAGAATACATTCCTGGTTCATTTACTGCTGACATTTCTTGTCTTCCTCCAGGGGTGTCGACTATTAGCGACCCCCTTTCATCATCATCTAATCTATAAACTGCATCTCTATAATGAGAAATATCTAATGCATTACATAAATCTTTAGCAACAAACCAAATTTGATCATTTTCTTTTCTAACTCTTATTTCTCCAAACTGATAATTTTCAAAAATCTTAATATCATTCATTTTATATCATCCTTACGTTACGTAATTATAAATTAAAAAAATATTTAGGAATTTCTCTAGGATCAATATCAAGAATTTCGACTATTAATTGAACTTCATCAATAGTAAAAGTAGATTTACCGTTCAATTTATCACTAAGAGTATTTGCGCCCATCCCTATTTCAACAGCTAACTCGGCGTAAGTATAGCCTTCTTCTTTGATCTTTCTTTTGAGTTCCCACATTTTTGTGTAGTCAGCCAAAAGTTCCACCTCCTTTTATTGCGTTTCGTAATTCTTAATTAAAATACTAACATAACTAAAAAAACTTGTCAATACTTTTCGCAATATTTTCTGATAAATATTAATTTATTCTTGCAAAATGCAATATAAAGTATTATAATATAATTACATTATTAGTAATTGGAGGTGCAAAAATGAAAGAAGATAAATTAAAAAGTGAAGTTTTTGCTAAAAGGTTAAGTCAATTGATTGAAGAAAAAGGTATTAATTTAGATGTTATAGCTGAGATTACAGACTTATCTGCAGCAACTATTTCAAGATATAAAAATAATAAAATGGTACCTAAGATACCTACAGTGAAAGTAATAGCTGATTATTTTAATGTGAATCCAGTTTGGTTACTAGGATATGATGAACCAAAACATAAAAAAGTTGATGGGTATCAGGGATTTGAGGAAATACCAGTGCTTGGTTCAATTGCAGCTGGACAACCTATATTAGCCCAGGAGAACATAAAAGGTTATGAAAAAGTTCCTTCTGAAAAGGTTAGGGATGGGCAATATTTTTACTTAGAAGTCTCTGGAGATAGTATGATAGGCGCCGGTATTTATGAAGGTGATTTGGTTTTAGTAAGAAAGCAATGTGATGTTAACCATAAAGATATTGCTGTAGTAATGGTTAATGCTCACGATGCTACCTTAAAAAGAGTTTTTAAACAAAATGGTAGTGTGATTTTGCAACCTGAGAATAAAAAGTATGATCCAATCATGATTAAAAGTAAAGATGCAAGAATTGTAGGTAAAGTTGTTGGATTAACTAGATCATTTTAAAAAAAGGAGGAGTTAAAATTGAAAGAAAATAACAAAGGGTTTGATTCAAAGAAATTGTTACTTATTTTAGCGGCTGTCTTTATTCCTGTTATTGGACCAATATTAGTTTTAAGGTCAGACAAGTTTTCAAAAGTGGGTAAAACAATATCTGGTGCCTGGTTAGGTATATTTTTAATAGGTCTTGTTTTTGGAGGTGCCGAAGAGGAAAATGGCAATTCCGCAAATACTGCTGTAGAAACAAAAAAAGTGGAAGAAACTAAGAATAAGGTTAATAGAGAGTTTAGGGCTGACTTATTTGCGAATGTTAAAGATAATAAAGTTATTCTAAAAATTAAGTCTAATGTGCCGGACGGTGGAATATTTGAGTTGAGTTTATTAGATAGTGATTATAATATGAAAAGCGATACCACTGTTATTAAAGATGGAGTAGCGAAAAAGACATTTATTATGCCTGAGGATGCTCCTGTCGGGACATATTTAGGAATGGCATCTTTTAGTTTTAATTCCGAAGATTATAATCAGCCGGAAAATATAATTAATACATACGGCAAAGATGGATCTAAAATGTTAGGCGATCAAAAAGCTCAAAAAACTGACGGAAAATCTTATTTTGGTCAAATAAATGATATAGATTTTTATTATCCGACTGAAAGTGCAGTAAAACAAAAACAAAATCATACTTTTGAAAATGCTGTTAATGAATTAATAGACAAAAGTAATGGAGTAATTGTTGATGTCAGCCCCAGGCACGGTGATGGCAGCTGGAAGTTTGTAAATGTTTTTATAAGTGATGATTGGTATTATTCACCCGAACATGAAAAAGAAAGATTAGCTGAACAATTAGGATCTACTATACAAAATATAATTTGGAATACAGGAAAAGTTGATGAAACTGAAAGCGTAATGGTTTATTTAGTTGATACTTACAGCAAAGATCTAGCTACTCCAAAAATATTGGGAGGTTATAAAATCAAAAGGTAGCAATCAAGAAAGGTGGTAAACAAAATGCCTCACATTCAAAAAACTGATAATGGTAAATACAGGGCTTTTGTTGAAATTGACAGTGGTGAAAAAAGAAAAAGAAGAACTAAAATATTTGATAAGAAAAAAGAAGCTCAAGAGTGGATAGTTGAAATTAAATCTTCTCAACAAACTGGAACTTATGTAGATCCAGTAAAAGTAACTATGTCGGATTATTTGGATAGGTGGTTAGAAAACCATAAGCGACCCAACATTCAAGAATCTACTTACAAAGGATATAAAGGAATATTAGAGAGTTATCTTATTCCTCATTTCGGCAATATTGAAGTTCAAAAACTTGAATCTTATCATTTAGAAGTTTATTTTCAAAATATGAGAGATCACGGTAGAAAAAAAGGTGAAGGAGGTCTTTCAGAAAATACCCTTCACAAGCACTTTGTTTTTTTAAATGCTGCATTAAAAAAGGCAATCAAGTTGGGCTTAAAAAAATACAATCCATTAGATGCAATAGATCCCCCGCGGCCAGAGAAAAAAGAAGCTCCAGTAATGAATAAAAAGGAATATCAAAAACTACTAACAGCAGCAAAAGATGATCTGTTAATGTTTACTTTTATATTTACAGCATTAATGACAGGAATGAGAAGATCCGAGCTTTTAGGTTTAGAGTGGACAGAGGTAGATTTGGATAAGCAAATCATTGACATAAAAAAATCAATGGTTAATGTCAGAGGTGGCTATATACACAAAGAAAAAATGAAAAATAAATCTAGTCGGAGACAAATTAAAATATCTCCAACTCTTGTTGGGGTCTTAAAAAAATATAGATTAGGAAGAAAGGAAGCCAGATTAAAACATGGTATCAGAAAAAGTGATTATGAAAAAGATTTTGTTTTTTGCCGACTGGATAAAACACCTTTTCGTCCTGATTATTATAATGATCATTTTAATGAAATATTAGAGAAAGCTGAACTTCCTAAAAAATATTCTATCCATACTTTAAGACATACTTTCGCAACAATTAACGTTAATGATGATGTAAAAAGAGAAACCGTGATGGAAATGCTTGGCCATTCTACAATAAAAACCACTATTGATTTATATTATCACGGAGATTTAGATCAACAAAATGATGCAATTAATGCTTTGGAAAAAGCAATAAATTTTGAATGAAGACGTTCCATTTGTGTTCCCAAATTTCTTAAAAACAATGCAAATTGGAACAAATACAAACAAATATAAAATTTAAAAAAAGGGCTTAAGGGCTGTTATATCAAAACTGGTGCAAATCAATTCAATTCTAAACATATAAACAAGACGGATTCAAAATCCATTATCCTCACGGATGTGTGGGTTCGAGTCCCACCTTCGGCACCATTTTAATATCAGATATTTTTGAACTTAAAGTCATTCTTAATTGAATGGCTTTTTCTGTTTTTAAG